GGCCGCTATCGTAGCAATTCCTACGATTTGTTGGGCGGTACCAGTAAGAGTAAGCCATGCAATAAAGAATCCTAGCAGTGTCCATACCTGAGCAATGCTTTCTTTTACAGCCTTACCAAACCATACAGCAAAGCCCTTAACAAGCCTGTAAGCCAATCCTAGAGCCTTTTTGAGTAGTTCTATAGCCTTTATTAAGGCTGGTTTTGCCTTATTAAGTAAAGGCTTAGCCTTCTCAAGTAAAGGTTTAAGGTTTGGTATTTTTACCTTAATACCCTTTATTTTGCCAATAAGGGACTTTGCTCGATTAACTAACTTATCTATCATTGTCATATTATAACCTCCTTAGTGACATAACAGAACTAACTATGTTGGATACCAAAATTACTGGGATAATGACTTCTTGAGCCTTTTCCCTCTGATCATCCGTCATATCTTTGCCCCATTCTGAAGGGCTAAATACTTTATCAAAATCTATATCTGTCAGTACTCCCAAAGGATCTGACAAAAATGATTCTGTTTGAAGTTCAGTAACAGCATCTGCCAGAGTGTATGGCATAGGGGCATTTTCATTCTCTAATGACATTTCTGCAAATTTAACCACTGCTGTAGCAACTGAAGGATTATCTTTTGCTATTTCTGCAATTAATGAAACTTCTTCAGCCTTAATACCAAGATCTGATGCAAAAGAAACCTTTGCCTGTGGAGATAACTCATTTATAAAGTTTGATACAGCAGCCATCAATTTAGAATCATTTACACTAATTAATTTATTTAGTTTATTAAGTTCTTCTTCTGATATACCGTTTTCATTTATATCATCCGTGTTATCATTATCAGATGGTGGACCTACAACTTCTTCGTCAACAGGTTGCTCAGGTTCAGATTCTTGATCTGGATTTGTTTCCTCTGGCTGAGATGAAGGCTCTTCTGAAGGCTCTGGAGTTGGATCAGCATCTTCGCTCTCCTCATTTGTGGTATCAGAATCTTCAGGAAGATTGGAATCTTCTGGTTCAGTTTGCTCATTATTATCAGGGAATCTTGGATCCTCTGGAGTAATTACTTCTGGTTCTACTTCAACATCTGGATCTGGAAAATCTGGTTCTTCTGTTGGTTCAGGTTCAGGTTCTTCTGTCGGCTCAGTAGTTGGTTCTGTTTCTGATTCATTAGCCTCTTCACCATTTATTGCTGCAATAAGATTATTAAGATTGGCAATGTCATTTGCTAGGGTAACTGCTTCAACAATTTCTGCTTGTACTTCTTCTGGAGTCAATGGCTCTTCTGTGGGTGTTGGCGTAGGCTCTGGAATTGGTTCTGGTGCTAAGGTTGGAGTTGGATCTCCAGCCTGTATTTGCGTAGCACCCCATGCTTCAAGAGAAACTATTGAGCCATCATGCAGACGAACTCCAGTTCTAAGATTTTGATACTCAGGTCCTTGATAACTATACGAAACTGCCAAGCCACCAGTATTTGTAATTGCTACTAATATATTAACTGTGCTTGGCTCTGCTCCGTAATTTCCAAATGGAACCATATTAAGATTTAATTGAAACCCGCCTTCTGAATAATATATATCTAAACCAGTTGTATTGCTTACTCCTGGAAACCAGTCCATTGAATATAAAGAGATAGATGGTGTATTTGGATAAGCCCAGTATGTATTATCTGGTTGTCCAAATGTAATTATAGAGTTTGTTGTTGCATAAATGTTTTCATACTGTACCCCGTCAAAAGTAACGGTGGTTGCAATTGGTATTTGATAAGATGTGTCGTCACCTGAGCAAGTATCCATATGATGCACTATAGGTTCAGCATCGCCTTCATATGCTGCTGCTATGGTTTGTGATTGAATATAGTTGACACAAGTTGCGTGTGCATTTTCTGGAAAACCAAAAAGACTTGCAAATAAAATTCCCACCACTGTGATTATGCGTAGGATTTTTTTGTTTATTTAAGGCACTCCTAATTAACTAGTTAGTTAATCATATTATACCATTATAAAGAAAAAGGCGCAGATTTCTCTGCGCCCTATTCCTTAATTTGTTAATTACTTAACAAGTGTAACCTTTGCTGAAGGGTTTTTCTTATTCCACTTCTTAGCAAGATCATTAAATGCCTTCTTCATTGCAGCAATTGCAGCAGCATTCTCAGCCTTAACAGCATCTAGTTCTACCTTGGCAGCAGCCTTGGCATCTGAAATAGCCTTATCTGAAGCAACCTTAGCGGTTACAGCATCAGCCTTTAGAGTTACAACTTCTGCCTTAAGTGCAAGAATTTCTGCATCAGATGCAGCCTTTGCATCAGCAAGAGCCTTTGCAGCAGCAGCCTTCTCAGCAACGAGTGCAGCAGCAGAAGCAGCCTTCTCAGCAGCGAGTGCAGCGTTAGCAAGAGCAAGAGCACCAGCAAGATCAGAAACTGTTACGATAGCAGTCTGTGATGTGACTGCAGTTGCAAGAGTTGGAACGGCAGTAGGCGCTGTAATAGAAGCACCAACAGCAACAGTTCCAGCAGTTGCAGGAAGTGTCAAATCAGCAGAGGACTTACCTGCTACAAGAGCATCTGCGGTAACTGAACCAGCAGTTACTCCACCAAGTGCTGTAACGGTAATTGTTTCTCCACTCTTTGCGTTTCCAAAAATATCTGATACTTCAAAAGTAGCAGTTATCTTTGATGCAATTCCACCATTGGCAGGAACTGTCATCTTAAGATTGTAGGCAGGACCTACGGCTCCCTTAAGATATACGGTTGTTGCTGCTCCAGTTACGGATGCAGTAAGAGCAGATGCAGATGTGCTAGTTGTAAATACATAAACTGTAGCAGTTGTGCTTGCTGGTGTTACTGTAAGACTTGTAACTCCAGATGCTGATGTTACTGTAGCGCCAAGAGCGCTTACAATTTTAGCATTTCCAGTTGTAGTAAATGTTACTGGTGTTCCAGCAACCACTGTAGCAACAACAGTTAGGGCCTCTTCGGAACCAACAGTTGAAGTATCAGAAACAACATTGTCAAACGGAACCTTAATTACATAAGGCGCTGCAGCAGTACCAGAACCAGAATTAGCAGTTGTTACCGCTAGAGATACTGTGTTGGCACTTGCAGGTGTTGCAACAATTGTGCCCAAAGTCATGGCTGCAACCAGACCCAGAGCAATTTTCTTAAATGAATTCATTTTTCTCCTTGTTTATTTAAATTAGTTTATATTCATTTAGAAACTCCTGAATATCTTCAGGAATCTCCTTGTTATCCAATTCTACCATAGCCCTCTGCTTATCCGCAAGTCGGCTGGCAGAACTCCAAGTATGAACCTCAATTTCTAGATTAGAGTCCTTACTTGTATGGGATATTGCTCCAAATACCGCCCCACAAACGGCATCTGCCAAGTCCTTAGATTTCTTGCGTGGATGATCAACTCTATTATTTTTCATAATTTTAAGTTCACTCATCTCCTCAAGCAATAAGGGAATCATGGGCATTGCAATTCTCTCTTCATATATCATCATGGCTAGGTCTTCATAGTGTTTTTTGGCAACAGAAACAGTGTCTGTTTTTATGCCTACCGCTTTTAATTCCTGCTGAATATCAAAGGACTGCCAGCGGTCAAAGGTGACCATGCCAATGTTAAAACCTTCTCTACGTAAATTCTGTATCCACTTTTTAACCTCAGATAAATCTACAGGACCCTCTACCTTTGGTTCCCACCAAGCAACGGCATCTACGATAACAATTGGCGCTACCTGCTCGTAATCTTTAATTACTTGAATGTTTACCCAGCGTTCAACGTGTGCGATAGCAACAGCACACTTATCATGTCTTTGTGCAAGGTCAGCATGGATATAATATATTTTTTCTGGATCTGGTTTAAAACCAGCATCAAACCTTCTGTGATTATCTATAGGATTTCTTAATGTCATACATTTTTCTAATTTATCTTTTTGCTTAAAGAAAGCATCTGATGAATATGTTGGGGTACATAAAAATCTCATCATTGCATCACCTATATCAGTTAAAAATGCAATCTTAAAATCATCAATCTTTCTAGTAGGATTTACTTCCCATGTAGGTCTTTTAAGTGCAAACATTCTGGGGTATTTATATGATTTAATATGGTCTTCTTCCCATACTATTTCAAATTCATTATCTGGTCCTTCTGGTAGTTCTTCATTAATAACAAACTTATATCTACGCTCTATTACATCTTTTTCCATGATTACATCTTCATACCGTTTTGAAATGAAGTCGCCGTTGTAGCGAGGAAATGAAAGAAGAACTACTTTGCCAAGATCTGGAAAACGAGAGTCTACTGTACCTCTAAATGCTTTATATATATTGTCAGCAGTCTTACCCTGATCATTTCCTGTTCCTACTTCTGTAACGAAGCCAGAAATTTCATCAAGTACCGCCATAAATAAGTTAAGACCCTCGTGTGATTCACGCTCAGAGTGACCTGAGTAAACGGTAATAGATTTATCAAAACCAATAGAGTTTACCTTTGGATCATACTTTCCAGCAAACCATGGAGACTTCTCAATCTTAGTTTTAAAACCTTTGAAGAAAACATTTTTAGCCTGCTCAGCATTAATAGCAACGTTGATAATATCTATGGCATCATCACTTGGTTTTCCATAATACCTCGCAGGATCTTTAAGGCAAAGAAGTTTATAAACAACATAGGCACAAGCAACAGTAGATACAAAGTCTTTTCCACTACCCTTTCCTAGTTGTAAAATAATCTCATTCTTAGTATATTTAGCAAAATGTTTGTCGCCCTCTTCATGCCCCATCAACATTTGCAAATCTTCTTTACGATAGATCTGGCTCATTGCTTCAACAATATCATATTGAATGGCAGACAATGGCGGTTGATTTAGAAAGTCTGGAGACTCAACAAAGGTCTTTGCGTCTACAGGATTTTCATCAAATTGATTATCTTGAAGGGCTTCAAAGAAATCATTGAACTTGGTGGACAACTGTAATCACTTCCCCATTTTTGGCAATTGCAGATAATCTTTGCATTATTAAGTCACGAACCTCTGGATGCTCAGAAGCGATATCACGAAGAATGCCAACAAGAACTTCTTGTCTCTTTTCAATTTCAACTATCTCTTCTGCTAATTCTTTATTTTCTAGCAAACCAGCCTTCTGTAGCATATCAATTCTTCTTGCCTCAATATCCATTACAAGTTTAATTGCACCAGTTTTAGCAGTCAGGTTTGCTGTAGTTGTTGCATCATCAATAACTTCATAGGCCTGCTGTATTAGTCTTGTGTAATGTGCATCTGCTGCGACCAGTGCATCTTTTGCACGAGCACGAATAGCATCGTTTGCAGACGCCATAGTTTTCCACTCATTTAGATGTGCTACTACACGAGTTCTTGGAATAGCAAGATCTTTAGATATCTTAGTCGGATCATGACCCTTTAGATATTCTTCAACAACCTTATTCACTTCATCAAGATGTTTAACTAATTCAATTTCAGTGTCTGACATATTTTCCCTCTAGTCTATTGATTTCATCCTGAATATAAAATATTGCTTTCTTTAAATCTTCAATGTGTTTGGCTTCATCTTTAATTCCTGCTCTCCAAAGATATTTTATTGCATTTCCAATGTTAAAGTTTCTATGCCTAGTTATCTGAATACACTCAACACCAGATGGATCTGTTGTATAGTGTGCAGGATGATTTACCTGGTCTACTGTAATATTAAACTTATTATTCATCGTCTTGAATTCCTTAGTTTAAATTTTGCAAGGTAAACATAGATTGTTTCTATGCTTACACCGCATTCTTTTGCTATCTCTTCTGGACTTTTTTTGTCCATGTGATACCTCTTCTTAAGCCATAATTCATTTTGATACATTCTAGCACCCATGATTACTCCCTGTCAATCCTTGTACTATTAATTTTATTTGCTACACGCAATATCCAGTTTTCAAAATCTTTTTCATCTCTATCGCTTTTTGCATAATTACACCACTTACAACATGGCTGAACATTTTTTATAGTATATCCCAAAGCATTATCAACTCTATCTAACCCAGTAAATTTAAAAGATTTTGACCATGGAGAAGATTTTGGAGCAGTAAAAAAAGATGTTTCTTTGTTATCACAATAAACACATGGTAAAGATATTTTTAAAAAAAAATCTTCTTTGGAAATATCCCATTCTATGTTTCTTTGTTTTGCGCTACTTTTATACCTACCGTAAACAGCATTTTTTGCTTGACTATCTGTATAGATTCTATTACTTTTGCCACGATTAATAAAACCGCATTCATTACAACTTTTAATTCCAGATTTTTTAGGGGTACCATATAAATGACCAAGCCTTTTTTTCTTTACAATAGAGCCACATTTACAAATAAGATCTACAACCCTAATAATATAGCCGTAAGTATCTTTTATAGAATATACCTTATGTACTGTAAGATCTCCAAATACCTTGCCTATTGGTGGATCTTCAAGTTTTATTCTCATGGCACCATTATACCATATATATAGTCTTGGTAACATTAAAATATTTCTTTATGGGTATTGCAGGCCCAATGTCCTATTCCAGCGGCATCTGCCACATCATAATCCTCTATTTTTTTATCATATGCTATTTCTAGTAGTTTAATTGTTCTACGTTTTCTAAAATCACGCTCATATGATTTATACCATGACAATGATTTGCCAGGATTAAGAGATCTTAATTGTAATTGCTCTTCTTTTGTAAGTCTTTTATTTCCTAAAAAATTTTGCCATTCTACTGGAGAAACACTTGCTATTTTTTTTATACCAGAAATTCCTGCCCCACCTATTATCCCACCTTGAACTAATGCAAGGTCTGCCTGAGTTTTAGGAGAATTCATAAAAACGGTATGCTCAATAACAATAGCATTAATCATATTATAATGATCAAACAATGCCTTAGTCTTAGCAGTAGCATCTATTACTTTTTGATATATGTTTGCACCTTCAAAGTTTATTTTTCCAAATCCAGTTATGGTTTTGTTTGTATAAAATGCAAAGGCAAGACTATTAGTACTGGCATCAATAGCACAAATATTTGCTGGTTGACTAGTCTTGCTCATAATCAATTATTCCTTTAAGTTCTTTTATCATTTTTTCTACTGCCTTTTGGCTTACGTTGCAATTAGAACAGAATCCAGAGTCGTTGTATATTGATAGTTGTACTCCACAACCACCAAGACATCTACGAATCTTGCCTATTCTTTTTTGCCTGCGAGAAACATTGTACCTTTCGGCAATCTTATCTTTTGTAGCAGAGTCTCTGCACTCTGTACTACAATATATTTGATAAGTTACCTTTGGCTGAAAGCGCTTATCGCATCTTTCACACAGTTTCACTCAGCCCCTCCATAGATTTTATTTTAATAACTCCTGGCTCTGCAGTAGCGCAAATAGCCTTTACTGGACAACCCTTACATATCTTAGAGTTAGCCCTGTAATTTTTTTGTGGTAAAGTCTTATCTTTCCACGCTTGACGAACAACACGCATCCACTCAAATGTATTTTCAATCCATTGTCTATAAAGATCTGTTACCTCTATAGGAAATACAACAAGTTCATGATTGTTCTTGTTTTCATAAATCAGAACACCCTTAGCCCTTTTTAATATTTTCATATATATCAATAACTGCATAAGGTGTCCAGTTTTTGGCTCACCTTTTACTCTAAAATGTTCAAAGGCATCATGTTGCATTGTCTTGATTTCAGCAATAATTTCTTCCTCTTCCCAATTAAGAATAGCGTCTCCCCATCCAAAGATTGGTGGATCAGAGTGAGTAACTTTAAACTCTGTAGTCTCTACTTCTTTTCCAGTTTCTTCAAGAACCTTTTCATCAATAAACTTTTTTGCTACCCCAGAATCCATCATTGCCTGTTGAATTCTGTCATGAGAAAGTGTTCCACTGGTCATATTTGCTACACCATATGGCGTGTTATTATCTTCAAATATGTTCCCCTCAAAAGCAAAATACCAATATCTTGGACATTCTCCATGACCCCAAACCAAAGTAGATGGAGCAAAAGTTTTCTTTTGAGTATGTTTCGGACCACGCTTTGCAACGTATCCAGAATTAATCTTTTCTATCAAGGCCTTTGTGTCAATAATCTGCGGTCTATCTTCAGGCCTTATCATTATATTTTTCAGCAAGTTTTTAGTCATATCATCCTTTTTATCTATTATATCAGTTAACGCATTATGTATTTGAGCGCTGAAACCAAGTCGTTGATTGACTCTGCTGCAGTGTAATAAATGTTTTTCTTGCCTCTGTCTGTCTTGTCAACATTTGTCATCCAAGTAGCCCTAAATGCCATCTTTGCTGCAATAGCCTGAAGCCTAACAATTTCAAGACTTGCCACCTGTGGTGGAATGTCTGGCTTTATAATTAACTTAGCAATCATTGTTAAAGCGGTAGTTAATTCTTCATCTTCCATATAAGTGGCTATCTCAGATAACCCATTAATCATTTGTAGTGTTGTTTGTCCACTTTCAGATTCCTTCATTTTTAGCCTCCCATGTTAATTGATCTAGTAGTTCAAATTCTATAACTGCAAGCCTAGTCTTTTTATTACCCTCTCCTAATATAACTACTATGGCTGGAGATTTATCAGTACCCGCTTTTATTGAATCAGTAACAGCCTTTGCCCAAACATCTTGATTTAGAGTAAAAGACTTAGATGTTTCTTTAAAATCAATAACAAAATTTCTCCAGGTTGCATCACCCTTCTGGTTATTGCGACCAGAATTTTTGTGCTGTTTGGCACCTATTCTTTTACTCTCGTTCTTCTCGCTCATAATCCTTCTTTGTTTTAATTAGTGCTGCCCTAGATACATGTTTCTTACTACACATCCATGTAAGATCTGTAGTCTCAAGCCAAAGCCTTAAAGATGTAACTTCTTCTTTACAGGTATGACAAGGAAACTTTCCTTCAAAAACCTTAAATTTAACATCAGACATTATTTAGTTTGGCCTTTAATGCTTCCTGTAAATCTAAGTCTTCTCTAACTCTAGCGATAAGTCCATCACGACCTTGAACCTTTGTGCCATCATCTAGTTGATACCAGGCCCCAGTTCTGTTTATGTGTCCAGCCAATTCAGCAGTGTCAACAAGGTCACCAATAAAATCAATGCCAAGGCTGTCACCCCTAAAATAGAAATCATACTCTCCGCTTTGAAAAGAGGGTGAAGTTTTAGAAAACTGTAAATCCCATCTAACCTTGCGACCAATTTTTTCTTCAATGATCTTATCTCCAACATGTATTTTTCCTTTTATGGCTTGATTATCTGATTCAGACGAAAACAATTTAATGATTGTAGACGAATAAAATTTTGTAGCCTGACCGCCAGTTGGCTGTTGGCTTGTATACATTGCATTAATATTATTACGAGATTGACTAATCAAAACAAACAATGTTGGCTTTACCTTGTTGTTTGCATAGTTAATCATTTTCCAAGCATTGCTAAAGTCTCTAGACTCTGCACCAATTTGCTTTGTATTTTCTAACTGCTTCAATTCAGTAGAATCTTTTTCAAAATATATTGCTGGCAGTAGAGATGTAACTGAGTCAACAACAATAAGATCAACTCCTGCATCCATCAAACTTACTCCAACATCAACCATCTCATTAATAGTTCTTGCTTGTGAAACTATTAACTTAGAGGTATCTACTCCTAATTTTTCTGCCCAAACTTTGTCATATGACATTTCTGCATCAATCCAAGCACAGACCTTACCTTCTTTTTGTGCCATGCCAATCATTTGTAAGCATAGAGAAGACTTTGCACTAGACTTGCTACCCCAGATTAAAACCTGTCTGCCATATGGCAAACCACCATTTAATGCTCTATTCAAACCATAACTAGGAGTAGCAGCATATTCTGTCTTTGGTATTTCATCTCCAACAAGAATACTTTTTCTTAGTTTAGGATTTAACTGTGACAGAACTTCTTCTATTGTCAGTGTCATTAGAATCTTACCCCATGCTTCTTTGGTCTATGTGTATTTCTTTCCATCTTTTCTTTGATAGCATAGTCAAGAGATTTCTTTACATACCCTGCTTCTGCAATACCAGCATAAAGATCAAGGGTGCGAATAATAATATCTGCAAACTCATCTGATATTTGATCTGGATCCATGTCTTTACGAAGTGCTTCCATAGCCTCTGACACCTCAGAGACAATCATCATCATTTGTTTTGCTACAAAGATAGGGTCTACGGTTTTATCCCAGAAACCTTTTTCTACTGCATTTTTATGTATTTGTTCTGCTAACTCATCAAACATTTTTTACATCCTCCATTATTACTGTGCCGTCTTTTGTTTTGCCAAACTCAAATCTATATACACTACCTGCTTCAACATTCATATATGCTTTTGGAAATGCCGTTGGAAATACTGTAACTGCGTGTAGTTCTCTGGCAGCATCAGCCAGCGTTAAGGATGCCATCTTCTTGCCAGTCTTCGTAGTTCTTGGCTTAAAAGAAACAACAAACATCTCATCATCCTTGTAAGGAAGCATCTTATAATTTAAAAACTTAATCAATGGATCTTTAGAATCCTTTATTTCATCAGCAGGTATTGAAGATACAACCCTATTGTCATTTGCAAGAATAATATAAGTGCGACCAGCCTCAATAGACGTGTTTTCTTCATCAAAGATTCCCACACTCCCTGTCTTATCTAAAAACTCTATCCTTGACCAACCTTTTGATCTCTTAATTGATTTTACCATACCCATTAAAACGAATGCGCCCTTTTCTTCATACTCTTCAATATCATTTATATAAGCATAATAATGTTGTGGCACTGGCATGTTAAACTCTGGAAGATTAAGATATTCGTATAGATTTTCCTTAACCTTTTCTGGATCTGCTGGGTTATCTGTAAAAGTCAGAGCACCTATAGAATTCATTGCTTGAAGTGCACGAGAATTTACTCCATTACCTTTTGTAAATGTAAACTGTTCAACATCTTGATATGAACTAAATGGTCGTGCTGATATATATCTTTCTGCAATTTTATCAGAGATAAACTTGATAGCACTAAGTCCAAATCTAATACCTTTACCCTCAATCTTAAAATCAATGTCTGAGTCATTAATATGGGGCAACTTAATACTAATGCCCATTCTTTTTGCTTCAATAAGATATTCAGTTCTTGCATCTTTATCTTTTTCATTCTTCAACAATGCAAACATAAACTCTATTGGGTAGTAGTATTTGAGCCACGCCGTCCAATACGAGAGAGTAGAGTAAGCAACGGCATGTGATTTGTTAAACGAATATCCCGCATGTGCTTCAAAATCGTGCCAAAGATCCAAGGCATCATTAGGAGCAACATACCTAGAAGCCCCTTTAATAAATTTGTCTTTAAACTCATCAAACTCCCTCGCATCCTTTTTCTTACCAATAATCTTACGAACCTTGTCTGCCTCTGCCATTGTCATACCGCCAAGTTCAACGCAGGCCTGCATAACTTGCTCCTGATATAAAATACAACCATAGGTTTCTTCTGTAAAAGGTTTCATAATCTGATGAAGATAATTAATGTTTTGTATACCGTGCTTACGCATAATATAATCTTTACCAATAGTATTCATAGCCCCTGGACGAACAAGCGCATTAGAAGCAGCAAGTTCTGCCAGATTCTTTACACGCATCTTAACAAGTAGATTTGTATACGGCGCTGCTTCACACTGAAACACACCTTTTGTATATCCATCAGATAACATGTCATAAACATTTTTATCATTCATATCTATAGACAAAACATCTATCTTGGTTCCTTCTCGCTCTTTTATAATATCAATACAGTCTTTCATTACGCTTAGTGTCTTTAGTCCAAGCGCATCAATTTTAATTAAGCCAATCTTTTCAGCCTCTTGCATATCAATTCCAACAACTGGGATGCGCTCATCAGAACCAGTTGATGACCTTGTTTCTAGTGGAGCATGTCTGAATATTGGCTCTTTGCTAGTAACCACACCAGCAGCGTGAATTCCAGTTCCCCTAATTCTTCCACGCAACTGTTCTCCATAGACTTCAACTTCTGGATATTTTTCTCTAAACCATACAGTTGTTTTTGATGTGCAATACTCATCCCATGTATCAATAGTTTTTAGAACTTTATTTACATCTGTTAGCGGTATGTTAAGTACCCTAGCAACATCACGAACAACACCCTTATCCTTAAACGATAAGAAGGTTGCAATAGATGCCACATGACGATATTGTCTAACTAGATAATCTTTTACATCTTCACGACGAGAGTCTTGAATATCTGTATCAATATCAGGAAAGTCATTACGTTCAGGATTAATAAATCGGAAGAACAACAATCCATGCTCTATTGGATCAATCTCTGTTATGCCAAGAAGGTAACAGACTAAAGAACCAGCAGAAGAACCTCTACCTGGACCAACCAGAATTCCTTCTTTTTTAGCCCAGTCAATCATATTTTGAACTACTAGAAAATATGAAGCAAACTTTTTATCACGAATAATTTCTAACTCTTCCATAAGCCTTTGCTCATACATGTCATTGCCAAGCC